TAGAAATTAAGAGATCTTCCAGTATTACCCTAAATATAAGTAGAAAGTGCGCTTGCTACTGTTCTAATTACCTATCCAGATGAAAAACTATCTATATTAGATACAACTACATCTTCTACTGATTTGATATTCTATTTTTTCTATTCTTTTTCTAGCAAATCTAACTAAATGTTAGCCTACTATCTTCGCTTTTGAGCCTATGTATAAAATTCTTTATCATACTACTCAGCTAAAGATCTTCCTAAATCTGTTAATAATCCATTGCTATCAAAAATCTCAGAATAAGTATAACCTAAATCTGTATAATATTTTCGAACATAGTCTAAACCAGCTGACTACTCCATCATCTGATTCTATAATTTTAATAATTCAGATAGGGTTTCTTTATATTCAGAAGATGAAGAAGATAAATTTTTAAATTTTTCAATTAATTTATCATATTCAGATGCTGTTTGAGTAAATGCTAAAGAGTTTTCTTGTAAAGTCGCAAAATTTTCATTGGCTTTTTCTACTTCTTTACTTAATTGTGCCATTTTATATTCTACACTGTTTTTTCTAGCTTCTTCGTTAAATTTTGCAATTAAACTAATAGCAACTGTAACAATTGCAATAAAACCAGCAATTGCTGCTACAACCCATCCAACAGGACCCATAGCAGCAGTCATGCCGGCTCCGAATGATACTAATCCAGGGGTAGCTGCAGCACCTGCTACTCCTGCAGAAGCTTCTCCAGCAGCTGCTTCAGTACTTGCTATTCCCAATTCTCCAGCTGCTCCAGAAGCACCTTTAGAACTAATAGTAAATAGTTGCATTGCACTACTTACACCAAAAATTAACGATGGCATTGTTGTAAATATAGCCATCATTTTTTCGAGAGGGCTCATAGACTCATCTGTTAATGTATCTATTGCTCCTCTAATTGTATTATAAACTTGAACGATTCCAGAAATTCCTCGAGCTACAGACATCATTTGCTAGCTTAACTGTTGATAATCTTTCATTCCTTCTTTTAAAGCTTTTTTACCAACTTGTTGCTAAGCGTCTAGAGCATTAGAAGTTTCTTCGGCAGCTCTCTATTTTGAAAATTCACTATTAATAAAAGTATCTGTTTCTTCTTTAAATGCCTATGTAGCGTCTTCACCAGAAACATTCTTCATTTCTTCCAAAGCACCATTAGCATTTTCTTTAGTTTTTTCTAATTCATCATTTAATGCTTTAATATTTTCAGATAATTTAGAGGTATCTCCTGAATTAATCGTTTTAATAAAATCTTCAATAGCCTATTTTGCACCATCGGTTAATTTTCCGACCCCGCCCTCTTCGCTATTTAAAGCATCTTCCATTGCTTTTTTAAAGTTATTAATAGAAGAGATAGCCTATTCCTAAGTTTGTTTTAAGGCTGCTGCCGATTGATTTGATTTATTAGATTTCTATATATCTTTAGCTAAATCTAATGCTCTTGTTAACTAATTGCCAGATACTTTATTATTAATATATTTATCACTTGCTTCTTTAACTATTTTTTGATTATCGACATTTTTAGAAGCCTATTCTTGAATAGCCTTTTCATAACCATCTTTAATTGCTTGATCGTATTTTTCAATGAGCTTGCGGAATCCTTCCGCCGCCTTAGCCTTCTCTTCTGGAGAAATCGCTTTTTCATATTGATTTAACGATCTAGTTAAAGAACCAATCTACTATGGACTTAATCCACTATTTTCATTTTTTAAAGAATTTATATAATTGCGACCAGCATTAAGAAAATTGCCATTTCCATTCCAAGCTGCATTTACTTGTTGTTTATTATTTTTTGTATTTTCTTGCTAAGAATAGGCTATTGTATTTTGTTCAGATACTGCTATAGCTTCAGCCATTTTTAAAACTTGCTAATGAGCATCTTTAGCTTTGGCTGAAAGTTCACTATATTTTAATCCCTATTCTGATAATGCCTTAATATTATTATTTATTGCTTGATAAATGCCTTTTTCTTCTTCAGACATCTACTTTTTCTATGCTATTAAATCATGCTATATTTTTTGTTGCTATTCCATAGCTTTAATGGGCGCTTGAATTAAGGCTTTATCTGTAGCGAGAGATCCACCGCCCTATTCAATAATAGTGTTCTAAGACTATTGTTTTAAAGCGTCAATAGCAATTTGTCTTTGATTTTCCTAATAGGCAATTCCTTTTTTACTGCTAAGAAAAGCAGATTCCATATATTTGCCCATAGAAGTCGCAAGTACATCACCTTTTATAGTAAAAACTAAATTAGAAATAGTAGCTAATAACCCCGGAAGTCCTCCAATGGTTTTTAACATAACTCTTAATGCTTTTATAACTTCATTAACGCCATTTAACATGGTAACAAAGCCTTCATCATCTAAAAGCATCATATAAATCTACTATAAACTATCTTTAATTCTTCTAGAAGCACCTTCCCAGCCTTCTGCATAAATATCTTGCTGTTTCTATAATTCACCTTCTGAACCTAAAGAAACATCAACATTCATTTCTACTTTATCCCAATTCTCCATTAATGCCATAAATTGAGAATATTGACGAACACCAGCAACGGTATTGGCCAAAGCAGATTTCTATGCAGAATCGAGTTCCTACCATTTTGCACCAATATCTTTTAATATATCATCTAACTTCCGCATTTCTCCATTGGTGCCCATAATACTTACACCGATAGACTCCACAGCAGAAGTATATTTTGTTAATCCAACGCCATCCTCAAGCGTCTCACCAAGTTTTAAACTCTCTAATCTTGCAAATATAGTCTTAAATGCAGTACCAACAACATCTGCAGACGCCCTAGTCTCAGCGGAAACCGTAGCCAAAGCAGAGGCCGCATATTCATAAGACAAGCCAACCGCCTAAGCGATAGGAGCAAATTTTTCAAGACCTGTTGCAATTTCTTTTGAACTAGATGCAGTTGTAGCACCTAATTTAGTCATAACATCGGCATAATATTCAAGACTCTTTGAACCATCATCGAAGTTATTCCAGATGGCAGTTAAATCATTAGAAATAGTTTTAACAGATTCGCCAGTTACATTTGCCATCTTCAATGTAACATTAGTTCTTGCAATAGCTTCCTCTTCACTTAAACCCTACTGGAAGTAAATTAAAGAAGCATCTGTATAAGCAGTTGTTGTAGATGATAATGACTAAGCTGCCTCATTTGCTTTAAGAGCAAAGCTTGCCATTTCATCTGTACTCATTTTTGTAACTATTCTAATATCATTTAAAGATCTATTTAATTCTTGAGTAAACTAAAAAGCCTCTCTAATGCTTGACGTAAACATTGAAATAGCTTTAGTTGAGAATTGATATAAAGCAACCCTTCCTAAAGAAGTTACAAATTTATCTAAAATAGGATGGGCGCGCTTCATCTATATTTCAGAATTTAAAATAGCATTACCCAATTGTTTAAATGCTGTTTCGCCGGCCGGACCAAGCTGTTGTAAAGATTTAACATAATCCTACATTTCATATCCAGCTTGCCGCATAGATTTTGTAAATTGAGTAAAATCAAGGCGTCCTGTGCTAGTATTAAAAGCCTATCCTAAATTCTATCTTAATTGAGCAGCAACTCCTACTGCTTCATGCATTTGTATAGTCATCTTATCGAATGTATCTGACCCATTCTGAACTGACTGAAATGCTGCTTTAATATTACTAGTTAAATTATTAAAACTCCTATTAAACTCTCTAACATCAGCATTAAATCGATAAGTAACATTAAATTCTCTATTATAATTATTATTCGCCATAATTAAAAACTCCTTTCTCTCAAAAAGTTTTAAAATTAATAAAAAAACGGGACAACACAAAAAAGAGTGTCGTCCCGTGAAATCTTCTCTTTATTAATTTTAAAAAATTAATATATAAAATTAACCTAATTTGTCAACTGCCGCCTTAACCAAATTCAAACCCTCTGGCGCCGACTTTAATTTACTTACAAGATCAGTTACTTTATCTTCAAGACCTTCTGTATCTTTTAAACTATCAAGAATCGCATAAGCTGAATTACGATATTTATAAATATTATCTATTGTATCATAAATACTAGTACGTAATCTTTCTAATTCGCCTATGCGAATATGGCTAATAATTGCATTAAGCAATCCAGAAGAAGTGATAATATCATATATTGTGGCGACTGGCGTTCCATCTGCAATATCAAGATCTGTATAGAAATGAATTATATCAAGAGCAATATATAATTCAACCGCAAGTGGTGTATAATATCCATTATCATCAAGTGACCTGGCTAAAACATCTTGTAAAAAATCAAGCTATGTTTCATATGGTAAACTTTTTGTCATCTTAATATTTGTAAACATAGGAACATCATATGTTTTTTCAAATTTGGGGGTATCAAATTCAGATATTTTCATAATAAAAATCTCCTTTTCCTCGTATATAAATATTATAACATTTATTTTTTTGATTGTCAAAAAATATTTTATTGAGTAATCTAATTCTAAAAAGATTTTTCAAACTCTTTACGAGATTTTTTGTTAACACCAAAAGTGCTTTTTAATTTATGATAATACTCTACTAAGTCTTGAGAATTTTTTACTTTCTATGTAATTATCAATAGAGTATTCTTTACTCTTAAAAATTTTTGTTTATCTATAGCTAATTCGTATTCCATACCTGAATTAGCATACTATTTTATTTGAGAATATTCTGTGTCGGGCCCAAAAACACCTGGCCATCTTCCTGTAGACCTAGACACATGAGCAATCCAATCATTAAATCCATGAGGTTCATCTGGATAATTAGTAGCAATAACTTCATTTTTATCTTTAGGATATCCATTACTCATTAAGGCATGATGCTTTTCTAAATGCCGTTCATAGGCTTCTGCAAAATGTCCCCAGTTTAAATTAGCTGCCTATCCTGATAAAATATCTTTATTATTATTTGCTGCAGCAATTTCTAAAAAAGTTTTAAGCTATTCACTTAAAATATCCATATCTAAAAAGCTTTGTATTAATTCTGAAAAATGTCGATCTCCTGCTCTTACCATATGACTTTTTCTTGATTCTTTTTTCCACCAGCTCCAAAATTTTGGTCGTTGTCCATCAAAAACTCCACTTTGTCCTAAATAATTATATAACATACGACCGGTTAAATTAGCACCAAAATAATGCTCCGAACAATACTATTTAAATTGTTCATAATGTTTAGAAGCAGAAACATCAAAAGACGTTTTATTAATAACATTATTATAGCTATCTTGAACGCTAGAAATAAATAAAGTAAGCTATTCTCCACTCTGTCTTAATGAAAAAATTGACTAATTAAGATTTTGAGCTTTAATATTTTCAATGACTTCCTAAGAAACTACATTTCTTTCATTGCCAATATCTACAACAATATTTTCAAAAATTTTATCTACATCATCTATGGTTTTACTTTTTGCAATTAAAGAATCAATTAATTTAAAAATATAATCCATATTAGAAGCTATTTCTAAATATTTTTCTGCAATACGTAAAGCATTACTACTACTAGTATTTTGAGAATCGTATGCAGCAAGAACATTATCTACTAATAAACTAGTTCTATTAACTTCTATTAAAATTTGCTATAATTTTGGTAATCCATTTTTTCCATATCTATTTAAAATTTCTTCTTCATTTTTTTTCAAAGTTCTCTAAGCATCCTATAAATCATCATATAACCATTCAGCACTATTTTCCGCAACAAACTTTGCAGTTTTCTATATAAGTTCCTCAAAATTATTACCTTTTGCCATCTCTTTCCTTTTTCTCCTTTCTTACAAAATAAAAAAAAGGAAGAGATTAAAATAATCTCTTCCTTTCTTTTTAACTTTTAATTAGTTATCAGTTACCTGCACTAGCGCCACCGCTTAACTCAGCACCAGCATCAGTCTCATGTCTTACCACCATCTTCTTATCTGTAGCAGCACCAGCAATCTGAATTTCAGCAAGAACTTTCTTTGTTGGATTAAATCTTGTATATCCAGGGAAAGCATCAAGCGTAAATGTAAAGGTTGAAGGATCGCCAGATCCAGACATTGCAAATGTAAAGTTGGATTGAACACGGCAGTTAGGAATTATAAATTCTGCAGGGTGATCAACACCATCCTGGTCTCTCCAAAGGGTAGAAGCTTCAAGATAGAATGATCCACCGAACTTGTCAGGCTCAATATCTATAATCAGCCAACCAGAACTGTGAGAAACATAATAGTCAACAATAACATGAGCACCTTCTCCAAGATATTTTGTAACGTCTGCAGCTTTAGCTGTATAAGCAGCTGTAAGCACAGGAGTCTCTGCTTCAGGATCGTCACCTGCATAATCCGGTCTGTAATACGGCGCTGTTCTTAATGCAATAGTTTTAGATTCAGCTGCTTTAGAAACATAAAGGAAAGGCTCAGAAATCGGGTTACCATTTTGGTCAGCCGCCATAACATAAATTACATTATCATCTTTAGCCGTTCTTCCAGCATAGGGAACCTGAGATAAAGTTATTTCATTATTTTCTCCCACTACTGCTGATTCAATAACGTGTTGTATAGCAGGATTCTTTGCAGAAGCATTAAGCAGACCAGCACCTGCAAGAATTGCTAATCCTTCTGGAGAAATCAGAGCATCTTCCATCGTGAAGGTCATAGTACGTTCACCGTCCCAAGACATTAAACGAGGGTTACCACGTCCGCCCTGAGCATATACAGTAGTAGCTGCGCCTTCGAGAGAAGAGGTCTTAAGTGTATCGAAATAGCATACAGGTTCATCCCTGTAGAATAACTTATCACCAATAAGTTGTTCATCGGCTTTCGCACGCATTACGACGTCGCAACATTCACGAATACCATATTTCATGTATATATCCTCCTTAAAAAATATTTATCATATTTAAATTTATATAAACTATATATAATATAGATTATTTTTCATATAAGTTTTTCATCCAATCATCAACTGGTTTTGTACCAGTAGCACCCGCCATTTTAGCCCTAACATCAAGATCCCAACCAACATATAATCCAAATCGTTCCATTGAATCATATATCTAAAATAAGGTATATTTTTTAAATTCAGAAATAGGAATATGTAATCCAACAGAGAGAATAGATACAAATCTGCCTATGGCAGAACCTTTTTCCTTCGCTTTAAGCTAAGCAATCTTTTGGCGTCCTTTATAAATTTTCTATGCAATCTCTTCTGCTCTTTTATTAGCAGGATTATAAATTTCTTCTTTTTCCTTATTTCCAATATTAAAAATAAATTTCATTGCTTCTTGAAACGCATCAAAATTTTTTTCATCTAAAACTCGAGACCCATCTTCTTGACTAAACATAATTGATCTTGGAGTAAAAAAAATCTTATATTTTGGGAAAAGCAACATTAAAAAACTAATTATATCAGCTTTCTAATCCGCATTATCCTTTTCTCCCAAAATTTTCATAAATATTTGAAAATTTGAGAATTGTGATAAAAGGGTTTTGTCCTAAGTAAGTTTTTCTTTTGTAAGAGTAATTAAACTAATGCAAGAAAAAAATTTATGCTCCCCTAAAAAAGCAATCTCTTCAAGAGTAGGCTAATGAACAACTAACCCACATTCTTCTATTGGAATATCACTTCCAATATTTAATGATAAAAAATAATCATTAATCATTTTTTATTATAAGTCTCATTAAATTCATCTAAAAAGTCTTGCTCATTCTTAGGATTAGGCTAAAATTTTTTATCTTCTTCTCCATGAATAGCTCGATAACATAAACAAAGACCGCCATATTCAGTATTTATAAATAATTCTGAAGCAGTAAGAAATTCAAGTTTTCCTATTCCAGTCAATCTTTTATCGTTAAATAAAAAATCAAGCTCTCCAGCTATTTTATATGGTCTTAACGAAAAATCTTCTAATTGCCAAGTATCATAATGACAAAGAATATCAAACATTACTGTATTATCCCTAAACTCTGGATTCTCATAATTTGTTCTAAAATTATTAAAAGTAATAATTAAATAATTTTTTAATAAATTATCAACATCTAATCTAGGAACTATCCTAACCTGCTGCCCAAATAATCCAATTGCTTGTTCTTCAGTTAAATCAGGCTAGGATAAACAATCTTTTGTCGGATAATATAAAAGTCTTTGTAATCTTTTATCCTGCAAAATTTTATTTACAATAATTCCAGTATCTTTTTCCATTGACAAGAAGCTAGATTTCGGTTGTATATAACTTTCTATTTTCATAGCTCTTACTCCTTTACCTCTTAGAACAATGACTCAACTACTATTGTTTTAGTAGCATCGCCACATTTCAAATCAAATTGTCCGCTCATTGGCGGTAACCACTTCAAAGTAATCTCTGAAGCTGTTTTATTAATAACTTCGATAGGAGTTTTCTTATCCCATGTCCATTCTCCACCAGATCCGCAAGTATAAGTATACTCTTTTTTAGGCTTAATAAATGTTTCACCTAAAATAGGATCTCCAGGAGGATTAGGGTCAATAGGATCGACCACGAGCGCACCAACGACACCATTCTCCATATCATCCTCAAATTCATTAGCATAATATTCTCTAGCTGTAAATTCAAGAATACCTGGCGTACTAATCGAGTCAGTGGCAGTCACGCGCCAACATATTTTCTAATCTCCTTCATCAAGTCCACTTATATAAAATTCAGAATAGCGTCTAAAATAAGATAAAGTATCTTCATTCTTTGGAATAAGTAAATGAACAGTTAAATTTGGTGAATCGATTAAAATATTATGTTTAAGATTTGAATCTATCTATGTCTCAACAGGACCTCTAATGGCCGCATAGGTCTATTTTTCAACCCCATTGTCATCTAACCATTTAATAATATAACTGCACTTTCTTATATCCCCTCTAAAATAAGCTAATTCTGTTAATTCCTATAAGTATATTAACCAGTAAGTATTGGTATTAATCCATTCAAAAACATCCCCTGGCTTATATCCAGAAGAGTGATGAATAGATATAATCTTATCATCATAATCCTATTTTAATTTATTAGGATTAATTAAAGCACGATAAACCTAGTCAGAATCAACTAGTTTTACCTATGCCGCCTAATAAGAAAACCATAAGGCTCTATCAAGGCTTTGCTATTTTCCACGAATCATTCTTTCCTGTTGTAAATTACCGCCAGCTTGCTATAATCGCATTTCGTTTGTATTGGCGTCGCTCTATTCATAATATGTTTTATCAAAAATTCCCAAGCGAGCTTTTAAAATGTTTTTATTCAACATTTTTCTTTATCCCCTAAAGTAAACTAATACATTCAAAAACAGTTTTTCTATAAAGGCCAAAATCTATATCTTCCTATAAATTCAACCCCTCTAACTTACTTAATAACTATAAAAAGAGCGAGTCAAATATAATATTTAACCCGCTGATTTCTATAATTAAAGTTTGTAACTGCTTTTGCCAATCTTCATCGTTTTCTTTCATTGGAATTAATTTCCAAAGCTAATTAGTTAACCTATTAATAGAAGAATCAAAAGCTTCTTTAGAAATTTCTATACCATATTTGTTATTCATCGTCAAAAACGCCATTTCTAAAGATATCCCAATTAGATCTATACTTGCCAGAATCATCGTCTACTCTACGTCTTTTATAAAGTCTCTATAGATGATGTGACTGCCTCTGCGCTTCGCCCAATAAATTTAATAATTTAGAAAGGTGATTTGCTTGAGAAGTCATTTTAAAATCTGGGCCAGTATATTTCATACGAGTATTTTCAATAGAACTGACTTGACGCTAAACCCAAGCCTCCATCATTAAAATCGCCAAGATATTAATCTCTTCAAGAGTTAATTCTTCTTCAAATGATGAGTTATCAATCATAGCAAGACGAGAATCAGGATCGGTTGTAATTACAAAATCCTCATCTTTTACATTGGCTTCCGGCACAGACCTAATTGCGATATTATACTTCATCAAATTTTTTCGTGGAAATTCAAAATTTGGTAAAACACCTATCAACATATTCTAAAGATCTCGCCTTGTATCTTCTGGAGTTAACTCCAAATACATATCATCGGTAATTTTATTATTAAGAAGATGATTATAGACAGCGGAAAATTTTGTTCCCATCTGTTTCAACCCCCTCTTATTTTTTAATTTTTGTTTATAATTTTATAATTAGTATTGGTTACCCTGCGAGTAGGCGCTGCGGTAGGCTCAGATGCTGATTGCTTTGCTGTTTCTGCAGTTTTAACCGGAGGCTTTTCTTCATCTGGCTCAAGATTCTTCAATGCTTGAGTTACATCAAAGCCAGTTTTATCCTTAATTGCCTGTCTCTTTTTCATATCATTAAGAGGAAGTGAAATAGCATATTTCTTAACTAAGTCAACTACTCCATCCGGTGCGAAATCAAGACAATCAAGAAAAGCTTCATAGCTACCATGCTGTAACAAGTCAATAATTTGTTCTTCAGACATCCAATATTCTGTTTCGGTAGGTATACCAAGATCCCTTGTGGCTTCTGGATCTTCAATCTGTAAATAGTCGAGCATAAGTCTACGACCACCTTCTATATAAGCCAGTGCCTCTAATTCGGAATATTTAATTCTCTTTACTTCTCCTACGGCAAAAACTCGCCTTACGCCAAGTTCCGGTAATCTATAAGATACAGTACCAGCACTACGATTTTTAACATTATAAATTTTATCTGGATTAATAGCCATAATTTTTTTACTCCTTTTTCTCTTTAAAAAAATAAAAAGGGGCAGAGCAGTCTATTACTCTGCCCCTTACTTATCAAGTTTTAATTAAACTCAGTTACCAGAAGCATCTTCAATGTTTGTTACAACAACAGTGTTCTGAATATCAGGGTTCGTTAAGTACCATGTGTTCATCTGGCCCTTCAGCTTGGTATCAACATAGCAGCAGATGTTGTTTGTCATCATGCATACAACGCCGACTTTCTTATAGACCTGAATCTCACGGCTCCAGTCATGGTTCTTCCACTCATCAACGAGAGTATCGCCTTCGAATGCAACCTTAACCGGCTTGTCATTTCCACCCGCTCCAGCTGGGATAATCCAGCAATAACCAGGATCAACAACTTTCTTGGAGTTAGTTTCATCTGTGAATCCTTGAGGAAGAATTATAACTTTCTTTCCCTTATAGTCAAGCAGACGACCATTATTCCAAAGTTCAGCCTTCATGCCTTCAGTATATCTCCAAGCATCCTGCGGAACCATCTTTACTGCAAATTCATATGTACAATAAATAACGGGTTCGCCATATGCAGAAGCGATATTTATTAACTGATCGAATGCATCTTCATCAAATCCAGGAGCAGCATGATAGTTGTTGCCCGGGAGCTGATTCAGAGAAGCTTTAAGAGCGGCACCGATTTCTTCATAAATGAGTTCATCCATGCCTTCCATAACGATCTGAACGAGTTCTGCCCAGTCTGCTCTACCATCAAGGAATTCTTCGAATCCGATCTGAGCAGCACCGCCTATGGCAGAGGTAGGAACTTCAAAGCTCTCTTCTCCACCAAGCTTGAACACTTCATAAACACCTGCAAGACCAACTCTAGTAATGAACTGTTTTGCACGAATTCTAGAACTAACGATCTTACGTCTAAAGATAGGCTTTTCGCCCTGTTTGTATGTCTTAACTTCAGCAAACATACCATAAGCCTCTTGGACCTTCTTCGGAAGAATGTCATTGAGGGTTTCTTCAATAAGGGAGAAGATGAAATGCTTGTTCTCACGATACTGAGCCCATGTGCCAGCATATTCATTCAGTTCTCTACGAAGAGTTTCATTAAGAGCGTCATAGCTATATGTTTCACCATTGTAGCTGTAAGAAGCGGATGGATTAGCTTTTGACACTGTTTTCATTAAAGTTAATAAATTAGCACGATCTAACATTGTCTTAATCCTCCTTCTTACGCAATTCTCATAATTTTAACGGCCTTTTGACGGTCCGGAAGAGTATAAACTTTAACAACACGCCAAACCATGCCGCTAGCAGTGCCAGATGCCTTTGTCAGATATCCGTCTCCGCCAACAACCAGATCCTGTCCCACTGCGAGAGAGGAAGCCTTAATGGTATTGGTTGTATAAATATCACCGATATTTGTCTTAAATACACGAGGAACCATCCTTGTGCCTTCAGGCATATACTTCGGCTTTGCAAATTGATCAATTATAAACGGATCATCAGTTGAACTTGGTTCCAGCGGATCCATAATAGCAACTGGTTCCTGAGGCTTTCCATCATTGCCTTCTGCGCCGTAGAAACGAGCGTGAGCTTCAACAGGATTCTCACCATCAACCGGGGAGTACACTCTTGCAAGGTAGTCACCCTTCTTCATTGCGAAATCATTGTCTTCCAGATGATCTCTATATAATTTAATCTCGTTGTAAACGAGCATCCATTCGCCAGGACCTGTGAAGTCAACTACGCCATTCTGATAGTCGTACTTTACATACTGGCCATTCTCTAACACATCAATATTAGCGGCTGCCGGAAGCTGTGCATAAATCTGACCGGTTCTCTGAGCAGAAAGATGATTGGGCTCAACTTGGCCATATCCACGTTCAACAAAAGCGGCAGCACTTAATCTAGTTTTAGCCATCTAACTTATCCTCCTATGTTAATATTTTATATTTTTAACTCGTCGGCCACATTTTTAACAGACTTTAACCAATCAGGCGCTGTATTAGTGGATTCCTAGTTGCTGGAGAAGCTGTAAGTTGTTATTCCAGCTTCGCCTTTATTATCAGAGTCGTCGTCGAAACGTACTCTGTTGCGTACACAAATAATACTTAATTTTGCTTCGATATCTTCTAAAGAATACTTATCAATGTTTTCGATAACATCAATCTTATCTGTATCAGATAACATTGTGAATTTATCTATCATTGCTTGCTTTTGAGATTTTTCAACCTCAAGCTTAAAAGTAGTTAAGCTTTCATTATCTTTCTTTAGAGAAGCATTTTCTTCGGTAAGAGTTTGAACAGTCTTTTCAAGACCTTTCTTTTCATCTTCTAAAGCTGAATACTTTGCAGTTAAAGCTTCAACATCTGCCTTAGCAGCCGCAAGTTCTTCTTCCATGGCTGAATATTTGTTTTTACCCTCTTCTTCCTCTTCTTCTTTGCCCTTGTCACAGGTGCATTCAGAAAGCGGCTTTCCGCATTCCGGACACTTTTCTTCTGAATAATTTTCTCCTGGCTTTTCTTCGGGTTCGGCAGATTTCTTTGCCTCTTCTTTAGAAGCCTTAAAGGTAGTTTCAAAAGCGTCAACAGCGGCCTGATCAAACACAGGATCAAAAGAAATAGATACGGGTTGCAATTCATCAGCAGGAACAAATCCATTCTCTTCTGTCAAAGAGAAATTGAGTCTGGCCAGTTCTAAGCTGTTTCTATTACGAAGAATTACAAACTTCTGTTCGCCCTCTTCGTAAATACCAAATACACAATATTTGTCTGCTAAACCTTTGTTCCAAAGGTAGTCATAAATTGCATACCAGAGAGAGTCACCAATATCAACCGCATATGAAACAAACATTGGCATTGGCCCTCCTTTTATCATTTTTTGCATCTCTTCCATCATAGAATAAAAACTCTATGTAAACTATGGATTAAAGGAATAACTTGTAATCTAACTTCCTTCGAAGCAAGGTTCAACGTTTTCTCCTAAAATACATAAATTTTCGATAATTGCTTCATTTATTATGAAAAATTTCTCTGAACCATTTTTACTTTTTGTCCAAGTACCTTTAACTGATTCAGGATTTAATTTCATAGATTGATTATTGCCAAATTCGATAACTCTTTTTGCTTCTGGATATTGGCCTGTCCAAAGATATCCAGTAGTACAAAGATATTCTCTTTCAACTTCATCATCATCTATAAATTTCTAAAACCAAACCTTGGCGTCTGTAGGAACAAAGCCATACGGTCTAGTATTTTCAGACATATAAATTTGACCATTCTTAATTTCAAAGATTTGATTATGCTCTTCAAAATCTTGTTCAACTTCATTATAATGGCCAACAATAGGCGATCCGGGAAGGGTTCCCGCAAGGGATCTCCCCAGCTCCTTCGAAATAATTGTTCTATTTCTATTTGCTTCTTCGTCGTCAACATAACAAACTTTAATTAAGCACTCATCCAAAAAAGGATTTATAGAAGTAACTTCAACAAATTCGATAGGAGCATTTTCTAATGCAATACTTTCATGTTTTGCCATTTCTTAATCCTCCTTATCCTTGTGCCTATTCATTTGCTAGTGTTTTATCACTTTTTTCTGACTCGTCCTTTTCCGGACGACCCACACTAGAATCTTCTTTTGTCTATTCTATATTTATTTCATTTTTAGGGGTAGAAGATTCACCTTTTTTGTCCGAATTTGGATTCAAAATTTCTACACCTGACATAACAGAAGACATAAGCGGAGGAATCATAATTGAACTCAATGACAATATCTTATTCTCAAAGTTAATTGAATTAAGAATTGAACTTTGTGAATGTCCAAGAGCAATCTAAGGAAGCATTTTAGAATAGCCAATTTGAGTCTATTCTTTATACATTTTAGAAAGATCTTTATAATTATATTGAGTTGTCTCGAGCATATAAAATCTAAAATTATATTTTTTACGATTGCTTATTTTCATATCTTTTAATACTCTATTAAAGAAAGCATTATAAGAGAAAAGCAACGTTCTCATTGAGGATTCATCATTCAAAATACTGTTTGTTAAAGCAATATTGCCACCGCCATTAAAAAGGTTCTGCGAAACGCCAAATGAGTTATAAACGCTTCTTTCATTTCTTTCAAGAGCGTCTGATGAAGCCTATGCAGTATCATTTGATACATCAATATCATCAACTTCTGCAAATGTTGTTAACACGTTAACGCCAAGCGCATTTTTTAGCATCGCCACGGCATTGTCATGTAAATCTTTTGCTTCATCCACGTCAAATACTAAATCACTATTTTTATCAAGCGGAAGTTTTTGAACAATTATCTTTAATAATTTTTGCATTTGCATTTTTAAATCTAATCCCTTAGCAGCCTCAAGATCTATCAAATCAGGAATAACATTGATAAATAATGGCATATCTCTGTCGCCAAGGCTAAACTTAACACTGGCGCCAGGATCCAAGGTAAACCATTTGCCATAAGCCTGAGTTGCCTCGTCCGCAGGAAGTTTATGTTGTAAATATAATAAATATCCTTTTCTAAACTCTTTTGGGAAAAGATTTAATATTTTCATTCTATATGTAACGTCTGTAAACATTGCGTCAAAAAAGCTCATATCAAATTCAACAACTGGTAAACCGTTTACAGAATACCTAGAACGACAATAGTCAGCAGGCAAATCTTGAATTATAAAGCTATCTGGAGTCATAATCCTATAACCATAATAGGCGCCATCTATAATTGCTGTCAAAGCAATGTTTCCGCAAAGCTATTTGATATAAGAATTATCTAAAAAGTTTAAAGTTTTATAAAAATCTGTTAAGATTTTATCTCTATTCTTTTCTTCTTCTGCATATTCATCATCATATATTTCTGGAACTGTATACCAGTCATATCTATATAAATAAGCGAAATATTTACAAACTCTTTTATATATACCATTTGTATTATAATAGTAACGAGAAATTCTTCTGCAAGTCGCCAAATCTTCTCGGCCCATAGCTTCATAAATTTTAGTTTTAGTAAAAGATTCTTTTCTAGCAGCTTTTAAAGATTCAAGATTTAAAATCGCATCTTCGATTTCTTTTGTACCAACTTTTATTTTATTATATAGGCTGAACCCTTTTTCATGAATTTCCTCTTGTGTCATTGACTACTTCGTTCCTCCTTTCAATATCCAGCTTTGGACATGATATAATCATAAGAAATCAAATGTTCGTCAGTGTATGGAATTTCAATAAGGGTAATATCATGAATTTTACAGAAACGTCTTTTTTGATTATCGTTATATTGCTATCTATAAAAACCTTTCTTCCCGCCATAGCGAGAATTTGGTTCGTAATGCTATATTCCCTAATATTCAATTAAAAAATCTAAATTTCCATCATCATCAAGCACAGCAAAGTCAAACCGCAAGGGTTTTCCATTTGAACTATTTAATCCATCTATACTATACTCTTCGACAAAGCGCAAACCATGTTTCTGAAGAATTTCATGTATTTTTACTTCTCCTCTTGAAGATAACATAAAAATCACACACTTTCTATAATTTTTTTTCTTCTTTATATTTTCTAAAAAATACAGGATTCAAACTAATGACTTTTACCCAAATTTTTTAATTCATAAAGAGCCATTCTTTCATATTTCTCTTCTTTTTACGCTTGCGCAAATCATCTTCTTCTGTTTTGACATAGTACAAACCATACTCAAACGCAGAAAATTTATCTTTTCCAATACCTGTATTTGCTCTTTTTAGCAAAATATTTGTTCCATCTGTCTATTCTCGCAAATTTAACATTTCTTCTTTTAAAACAGATGTTAAAGTGAAAGGAATTAAATATTCCTTTCTCTATTCTGGTGTCATGTTCTGACCAACCTTTGTGCCAAGCAATCTCGCTTTCGCAGTTTTCTCATCAACCAATAATTTGATTTTACCAGATTGCATTTGTGATTTAACAATTGTATGCGCTTCTGTATTGATGGCGGCATTAGCTTTGATCAGGTACAAAGCATCTTGCTCCGTAATACTTGTCTTATATTTTTTATATTCTCCATCTGGATCATTATAAACGCCAAAATCCGCATAAGTAACCCCGGTATCTGGATTAATCTATTGTTTTACCATAAAGTCAACCAAGCCAGTACCAAGACCATTAGCATCGATTACTATTCTTCTAGCTTTAAACTTATAAAATAGCTTCTTTAAGAAAATTGCCTATTCTTCAAAATGAACATCATTTAATGTATATATATTAACAAATGATTTAAACGATTCACCTTGTGCTTGAGGCTATACGTTGAATACCCAGATGACAGAATCACATTTTTTATGCCGCGCCACGTCGACCGCAATTACATAATAACTTGTCTTAGGCATACGCTGATTTGCCTCAGCCTAAGGCAGTTTTAAAACTCTATTCTTATCAAACGATTCGCCATCAAAGAACGCATCTTCTGAAGTGCCAGACCATTTTGATTCATACTCTCTAGCAAAAGCACTTTCATTGAACGTACCATCCATCTTTAGATCTCTTACGAAATCTTTATCTAGTAACTTAACTAAAACAGGAATTCTATACGTTCCGCCAAGGATGACCGCGGTCTCTGGTTTAACGATCTGCCAAACCAGAATTTGAATTAATTTATCATACGCAAAAGTATTTTTATATCCAGCAGTAGTTACGTAAACCTACGACTTATTCAAAGGCTCTTCTGGATGTACAGATCCATCAAGACATGCTCTAGATACGTTCATGATAGGCAGAATAACTGTCGAAAGAATTTCTCCATCGACTGAGGCTGCCTCCTCTATGACGCCGCCATGTCTACGTTTACCTCTGGAAGACTCACGAGCCGCCACGTTGTCAAAGCTTGATCCATTTTTAAATTTATATAAGCATTGATCACGACTCTCTAACGTTTCGCCACGGCGCCAGTCTATCTCATTCCTCAGTCCAGGAATAAGCGTACAAAGCTCACTAACTTTTTCATGCATGATACCCGCAGCCTGTTCCTTACCACCAGAAGTTACGAATAGCTTAGATCCTGGATAAAGTATACACCTCAGTATCAAAGACAACATAACCAAAAACGATTTTGAATACGCACGAGGATATGTCGTATAAACATATTTATGTCTAAAAACTGCTCGTAAAAAAACTCTCTAATAAAAATAGAAATTAAAAGTAGAATCTGGGCCTTTAAAAATATGGTCAACCAGGAGATCAGGATACTCTCTGTAAAAACTTACATACTATCTAGCGATAGGAATGATTGCTTTAATTCTCTCCTCGGATAAACCTATTTTCTTTTTCTTTTTGTCAAGGGATAATAAATCGGCTAATGCCATTGTTTATCACTCCTTTCCATCTGTCGTAGGACGCTCCGCCAATTCTAAATATGTTTCTTCATCAGCATCTTCTTCACTCTCAAGAAAATCATTATATTCACTATAAGCGCTATCTTCAATAACCGCCTATTGCACATTCTCAAAAGTCAGATTTTCATCATCCTCGATCATGGTATCTTCTGCCTTGTTTTCTTCTTCTGACATCTGGCGAACCGCATTTTCAATTAAGTTACCTAAATTCATTTCATCAACAACGAGGTCATGTAAATAATTTTTAGTATCCATTAAAACTTCGTCGGCGTGGTCATTGGGTTGATCAATGTAATATCGTGGTATGAACCCTTCACGTTCGCACAACGCCACCAATTCGCCAACTGAATCTACGAACTCGCCACTCTCACCTTTTATCTGAGCCGCAGTGAATTTGCCAGATTTCATCAAGGCATCATACATTCTAACACTTTTCTAAGCACCTTCAATATCACCTAAATCCAGTAGCTAGTTGGATTTCAAAGAAGTCTTACAAACTAAAATTAAAATATCTTTATGGCCGGCCGCAGTTACATCATAACTTTCCACCATCTGAGTATAAAGTTGTTCAAGCTTAACCCACTCTTCTGGTTTATAGCTCTTGCCCCATTTTAATCTTAAATACATTATATCTTCTTCAGTCAATCCTAACTCATCTGCGGTGAGAGAAGGGCCAAATAATTCTGTATTTTTCTCTTCGTAGGTCTCTTTGCCGGCGTCAGCGCTTGCTTGTGTCTCTGCCATAGCTGTCGACCGCAGGTTCTCAATTTCCTGCTTCAACGTCTAGTCATTTAACTCCGGTCTTACCTATTCCGGGTTAACGTCATAGCTAGCTGTCTATATGACACTCGCAATCTAGGCCGCATCGTACCCCTATCTCTTCATAGTCTATTCAATTTTATTATTCTACATATCCTATAGGAATTTTGTATCTTTCCATCTAAAATCCCTATACTATTTCAACTACATCTTCGCCAAGTATCTGCCAATAATACTCTTCCCAGTCATCTTTTTAGGATCTTTAGCGAACTTCGCCAAAAGCCCATTCCATTCATCAGGTATCCACGGCACATCCGCCTCCTGCAAAATCCACAAGAAAGTCTCAGGATCCCAGTTATCAACGTGCATCGTCATACAATCTTTACAAAGATGCATACACCCATCATCTGGATATTTTTCCAAATTTTTAGATCCGTAAAATTCTGTTCCTTTTTTACTTCTCTAACATTTTTCACAAAAATAAGTAATTTCAGGATTTAATGCCATATATTATTTCCCTCCCTTATCTTTTTTCTTATTTCTGCAAGCTTTGCAAATCGAATAAAATCCGTCTTTGCTACTTGCATTTTTAGAAAAATATCTCTTATTGGCTAATTTAATTTGCCCACATTTACTACATTTCTTAAATTTCCCCTTCTCAACCTCAGTATACCAATATTCCAAAAATTCTTCCTAAGCTTTGTCCGCAATCAAATTTGGAATCTTGTTCCGCCAAAGGGTACTAATATACTCTACAGTATGAACGATGCCAAAATTTTCCTAAATCCCAATTTTAATCTCTAAATTTTGCCATCCGTCAATCTTTTTCTCCAAAATAAACATATAGACAGGATAATCTCTCAAGGCTCTATCCGTCAACGCATCGAGATCTTCAATAACCCATTTTAAATCATTATCCAATCTCTCATAGCTATCCTATCTCAATTTAGAATAATGACAAAGCAACTCGGAAACAATTTTAGGATTCATCAAACTAAACCCTTTAACAATGGGCTATTTCTCCGCATCTAATTCACACGTTTCATCATTGAGCGGAATTCCTACTCCTCCTCCGGTCATGGTCTTTTTTATCCCAACCGGCACTCTGTAGGCATCTTTAATCAAATACGAATCCCGCCGCATTTCAATTAACATTTTCTTAATAGTATATGCGTCTTTGCCTTCGGTAACTTTTAACTTTTCTTCCCAAAAATCAATGGTATCTCTTAACTATTTTAAAAACGGTATCTCATCTAAATCTTTCTATGTAATCTTAACTTTCGGTTTAAATAATTCATTCTTTTTATTCTCACTAATCATATTATAAATTCCATCTTCGCCATTTTCTAATTGGGAAACAAGTCCTTCATAGGAAATTTCATGACCTTTAACAGTAACCATTCTATTCTCGGTCAAAACTTTTCTCTCCTTTTTCTCTTGTTTCTCCATACACATGATTAGGTAGTTGGCCAGAGTTTCAAGATAGGCTTCTGAGGGTTCTGGCGTTTCCTCTAAAATTTTGTTTACGAGGTCTACTCTGTCTTGTGGAGAAGTTAAGCTATAGTCAAGTTTCATTCAATAGCTCCTCCTTACTGTTTTTCACTATCTTAATTGTAACAAAAAATTTTGTTCTTGTCAAATTTTTTCGAGATTCGAAACGAAAAAGAGATTTGGTCGAAACTCGAAATGAAAAAAGAGATTTGGTCGGGGAGTTTCCCAGTTTTTATTCATTTCAAATTTCTGTGAATTTTTTTCCCAAAATATATCCCCCCGTACTTAAGCGTTTAGATCAAAATAAAAAAACCATCCTCTAAAAAGACCGGCCAGGAAAATATTCCCTCGACTTTATAACCCTGAGCCATGCAAAACATTGACCTTCTTTTTCTTCAGTCTAGTAGAAGAGAAAACAATAAGACTAGGCTTGGCGCTGAACAGGTCTGTCCGCAATCCTATCTTACATATTCTTCTTCTTCTGGATCACCATTATGAATATTCTCATCTTTGTAGAAGTATCTTTCCTCGAGTGTCTGGCGGTTGAATAGGAATCACGCCAGACACTCGAGTTTTAAATTATGAACAGATTGTAAATTTTTTATGAACGAATTGTAAACATTTTGTTAACAATTTACAATCCCAAAATGTGAACAAATTATGAACAGGTTTGCAAGTTCCGGAACAGTTTCTGTCATTATGAACAAGTTGTAAACTGTTAAAAAAATAAAAAAATTTTTTTAAAAACCTATTGACAATTATACATCTTTGATGTATAATGTATACAGAAAGAGAGAAAGAGAGGGCACGACAATGACAAGAATATGGTTTGACATGGATGGCACAATCGCAGACCTTTACAACGAAAAAGATTGGTTAGAAGATATTCAAAGGAAAGATACAAGACCTTTTGAAAACGCAAAAGTCATTATCAAGGAAGAGATACTAAAAGACCTTGAAGCAGAAGGATACTTGTTAGGTATAATCACATGGACACCAAAAAACGCAACAAGAGAGTATTGCAGAAAGGTTAGAAAAGCAAAGGTCGAGTGGTTGAAAAAAAATTATCCAAACATTAATTTTGACACTATTCACTGTATAAAGTATGGTACAAACAAGTGGTATTACAGAGATACAAAAGACGATATTCTAGTAGATGATGAAATACAGAATATCAAGAGATGGAGAGGAATAGCAATAGAGCCAAAAATGTTTTACTAAAAAAATAAAAAAAGAGTTTGAAAAAACTCTTTTTTTATTTATATATTTTATATAATATATAATACTATAACTATAATATACTATTATGCAACAGACAAGCAACAGAACAAAGCAACACAATACATAATAAAAAGATAATAAACAACAAAAGAACAAACAATAAAAGAACAAAAGAACAAAGAAAGAACAAAGAAAGAACAAACAACAAACAAACAAACAATATAATAATAAATAACAAAAGAATAAAAAATTTTTATAAAAACTATTGACAAAATAATAAAGTTTTGATATAATATAATCACAAAGAAAACATAAACAAGAAAAAGAAAGAGAGAAAACATAATGAAAAAATTCTTCAAAAACAATGCCACACTTATTGCTATCATTCTTTGTTCTATCCTTTTGACAATGGCAATCACTTTCGTGATTATTCATTGGGAAGCATTTCTTCCACAAAACTTTTGGTCTGATACAATATATATGATAGTCAAGTAAACACTATACCAAATAAACAAAGTCTTTCAATAAGAAAGACTTTGTTTATTTTATGAGTAAATCATAAATAAAACATAAAATAAATCTAATTATAAATAAATTGTAAACACTAAAAAAAATAAAAAAATTTTTTAAAAACCTATTGACAAAAAATCCGGTCTAGTGTATAATGTATACAGAAAGAAAGAGAGAGGAAAACAAAAATGACAAGGAATGAAAGACAACAGGAAAGAGTACTGAGAGGAATAAGAGTTCTTAATAGAACAATAAACAAACTCAACAAGCTCTGTAATAAGAGATATGCAAAGCTCCGCGAATTACAAAACGAAGCAAAGAAAGAGGTTGAATAAATCTCTTTCAGCTTCAAAAAAAAATAAAAAAAAATAAAAAAATTTTCAAAAACCTATTGACAAGCAAACCGGTTTAATGTATAATATAGTCAGAAAGAAAGAGAGAGAGGAAAACAAAAATGAAATACGGATACACAGACAGAACTATCGACCTTACAGAGATGACAGAGGATATGTGCAACATGATTTACTTTTACAGGAAAGTAATGAAACGCAAAACCGCAACAGAACCGCTAAAAAGAGATATTGCACTTGCAAGAGAATTGCTTGAAATGATGGAAGCTCACATCGAAGAAATCGAAAAAAAATAAAAAAAATTTTCAAAAAGGGGTTGACAACCTCAATCCCTTGTGGTATAATAAAGGCACAAAAGAAAGAGAGGAAAACAAAAATGGCAACTTACAGAGTAGAAAGAATGACAAACAAAAACTATGGCGCTTACATGATGGGAAGTAACAGCTACAAAGTAGAAACAATAGAAGTGATAGCCTATGATGTAGATGACGCAATAAGACAGGCACAGGCAGATGGATATGTAGTAAATAAAAACTATGTAAAAACTGTCGAAGAACTAGAAGCAATAAAAAGAGCTAAGCACGAAGCAAGAATAAAAGAAGACGCTATCGAGGAAGCCAAGAGAGCAACCGCAACCGCCAAGAGAAACGCAACAGAGCAGAAGAAAGCCGAAGAAGCAGGCATGACGCTCCAAGAGTACAGAGCAGACAGGTGGCGCAGAGGTGAAATCAAAAGGCTAGAAAAGATAATCGCAGAAGCTGAAGCCGAACTGAAAAAGCTGAGGGGTTGACCCCCAGTTTTTTTATTTACAGAAAATTTATAATTTATTAACAATTCTGTTCATAATTTGTTTACAAAAAGTTTACAATTCGGCGGCCCCCTTGCGATTACCTATTTCAATGCAAGGGGGCCGAATTTTTATTAACAATTTATTTACAAAAAATTTACAATTAGCACAAAATTATGAACAAACTGTTAAGCCTTCCTAAAATTATGAACATTTTGTAAACATTAAAAAATTTTTTAAAAAACCATTGACAAATGAACCGGTTTGGTATATAATATATACAGAAAGAAAGAGAGAGAGGACTTAAAAATGTATAACCCAGCAACAGACTACAATATGACCGACCTTGAAAGGCTCCAAGCTATGTTTGGAGAATTTAAAATGAAAAATGTTTACACAGTGATTGTCTGCAAGACCACACACGAAATCAAAAAATTTTACTTTGAGAATAAAGAAGAAACTAATAAATTTCTCACAACCTTCTATGGTGGAATAGAAAACAAAATAAAAAGAAAAGCAAAAGAAGTGCTTGCTTGTGATGAAACGGGACACGTTTTTTATATTGGATTCCCAGAAGATTGGCTATGATAAAAAAGAGCCGAAAAGCTCTTTTTGTTAAAAAAAAATAAAAAAAATTTTCAAAAAGTATTGACAAAGCAATCCGGGCATGATATAATATATACAGAAAAAGAGAGAGAGGAAAATAAAAATGACTACTAATTACTTCGGATTTCGTACTCCTACCGCAAAAGAACAAGCTAATTATGAAGCTGTTGAAGCCTTAGTCGCAGACCTTGATGATGATGTATTTAATGACATAGTTGAAGCAGTAAGCCAATATGTTTGCTACGGATTCGGCACTCCTAAAGCAAAAACACTTCGAGAAAAAGTAACTCCTTTTGCAAAAGCCCTCGGCGTAACCGTAAAAATGCTCGCAGACTGGTACTGCGTAGTAGAATAAAAAAGAGCCAAAAGGCTCTTTTTATTTGCAAAAAATTCACAATTCTATTCATAAATTATTTATATTTCGTTCACAGAAAATTTACATTTGCGCGGACCTGTTGCGGAATAATAAGGAATCACCTCAACCCGCAACAGGTCCGAATTTTATTAACATTTTGTTAACAAAAAATTTACAATTTATTCATAAACTATTCATAATTTATGCAACTTTCCCAAAATGTAAACAATTTGTAAACAAAATTAAAAATATAACAAAATATATTGACAAATAGAATATCACATGTTATAATAAGGTAGAAAATAAGAGAGGGGTCAAGAAAATGAAAAAAATAGTATGGTTAGATATGGACGGAACGATAGCAAACCTATATGGTCAAATTGATTGGCTTGAAAATATAAAAAATGAAAATACCACGCCATTTGAAAATGCTGAATTGATGGTCGAAGAAAAAACTCTCGAAAAGATTGCAAAAAATCATAATATCGGCATAATCACGTGGACGCCAAAAAATGCGACAAGAGAATTTAATAAGAGAGTAAGAAAAGCAAAAATTGAATGGCTTGAAAAAAATCTTCCGAATACAAGATTTTACAAAATCCATTGCGTAAAGTATGGAACACCAAAATACAGATTTATGGAAAATAAAAATGATATCCTATACGACGACGAAATGCAAAACCTTGAAGCGTGGAGAGGTGAAGCAAGAAACGCAAAAATGCTTCACTAAAAAAATAAAAAAATTCAAAAAATTTTTCAAAAAAGTATTGACAATCGGATAGATGTATGGTATAATGTAATCACAAAAAGGAAAGAGAGGATATAAAAAATGTTAATGTTTATTATTGGTTTCGTTGTTGCATGGATTCTACTTGGTATCTTTTTTTATGTACGTGAGAGTAAAGGCGGTTGGAGTATTTGGGAAAAAAAATGGGATACTATATTGATGATGCTTCCTGCAATTCCTGTAATTCTTTTAATTGATTTTATCGGAGAAATAAAAAAATAAAAAGAGCCGAAAAGGCTCTTTTTTGATTTATGAGAAAAAATATGATATAATATATATAGAAAAATATGGAGGTTATCCAGATGAAGATAGAAAACATAAGTGTATATAACTTTGAAAATGCTATAAGAGGTATGCGGAATCCGCTTAATTCTTGGTCAAGAAATGACAGCACCTTTAATGATGAAATAATACTCGGTGAAAATGATTTAGCCTTGGCGACCGGACTAATCTCAGCGGGAACAGAACATCGAAAATTTCTGCGTCAAATTTTTGTATCTATGGATATAACTGCACCGCTTTATTGGTGGAAAGAGTTTGATACCTACAAGATAGGTACAACCGCCAATTCATGTTCTACCATGCATACATTATTAAAATATCCTATTACAATGTATAAAAATTTTGAAACAGATGATTTAGACATGGATATATTATCTTCCTTTACTACTGGAGACAAGCCTACAATTAAAATTTTTATAGACTTTCTTGAAAATTTACGCCTTAAAGCTATAGAAACAAAAGATAGTCGCTACTGGAAAGAGCTTGTGCGGTGGTTGCCTGAAGGTTGGCTTCAGAAAAGAACGTGGACGGGCAATTATGAAATTTTAATGAACATGTATAAACAAAGGAAGAGTCATAAACTGACAGAATGGCACACCTTCTGCGATAAAATATTAGAATTACCTTATATGAAAGAATTTTTAGACCTCTAATTTGGCGAGGCTTGGGCGGAAAAATTATTAAATCGCCCAAGCCTCGAATTTTAAGTTCTGTGCGATAAGGCAAAAAATTTTGGAAAAATCCCGGCTACAAAATTGTTCACAAATTATCCTAAAATTGTTCATAATTTATTTACAATTCTACTTATTGACGAAAATATCTTTTTATGATATAATATAGTCACAAAGAAAGAGAGGATATAAATATGTTCACAGTAGAATTTAACGCTCGTCAAATTTACAGCCTTTGCGCAACCGACAATAGCACAGGTCTTCACATTGAAGTGATTACCGACCGCATCGACCTTGGCACAGCCATCGAAAAGGCAAAGGAACTGGCTAAAAATTTTGAAGCTGAAGTGGTAGACATAATCGACCCTAATACCGCAGAGGTTTATGTTACCGTCCTCAATTTTCCCGACGAGGAAGAGGAAGAGGAAGAGGGCGACTTCGACTGGGGATACAACGAAGATGTGGGCTTCGACCCCTACGAAGGGTGCTACACTTACGACTGCTAATAACAACGGAGCGAGAGAAATCTCGCTCCTCTCTTTTTTTGTGGCGCGGTTCAGGCGCCTTTTGTTTTAATTATTCCTTACGCCTGAACCGCGAATTTTTGTTAACAATTTGTTCACAAAAAATTTACAATTTTTTTACAAATTGTTCATAATTTGTTCATTTTCCCAAATTGTAAACATTTTATGAACATTTCGTAAACAATTTATAAACAAAAAACCGGAGCCTCTTATTCATATTTTATTCATATTTCATTTACAAAATATTTAAAAAATTTTTTTATATTTTTTTTCAAAAAGCTATTGACAAAAAAATACAGGTATGTTATAATAAGGTACAATCAAGAGAGGGGATTACAAAATATGGAAAACTTCACACTATTTACAAAAATGATAAATCAGTATATCCGTCTAGCATTTGCACATCTTTACATTTTCGGCTTTCGCTATAAAGGCAATATTTATATGAGCATTAAAGACAGTAACTTTTTACCGTTTGCTTGTACTCTTGATAAGGCAAGTCGTGGCTATGGTTACGCATTACGTTACAAGCCTAATAAAAGCATTAAGATAGCAATGCTGAATAACGCAACTTGCATTTGCTCTGAAAAATACTTTGATGAGGTTGTTGCTAATAGCAAGTACAACAACGGCGAAATTTTTGAAAAGTTTGTTACTGAATACTTCGGACAGAGGTGGACAAAAGACACTGTGCCATTTACCAAAGCGGGCGATATAGTGGTCAACGGCATACATTACCAAATTAAATTTGAAAAAGCAACTTTCGCAACAGAATACTCGCTAGACCGCCTAGCCTAGGCGGTCTTCTGGCGGGCGTCGTTTTGGCGGAATTTTTACCCCAGGCAAAAATCGCCAAAACGACGTTTTTGGATTAATTTTTTATTTACAAAAAATTTACATTTCATTTATAATTAATCTGACTCAAAAAAAAATCCCAAAAAACAAAAAATTTTTGCTCCAACCTATTGACATATATTAAAATATATGTTATAATAAGGCATAAAGAAAAGAGAGGTGTTGACTATGTTCTTCATTTGGCTTTTGGTAAAATTGATAACGCCATTCACAAAAATTCATGTTGGCGACTTTGGCGACTGTTTCTATGATGATGATGACAATACTATTTATATTGACCTTGATATTGATGAAGGTCGATTTAGAGAAAATCTCGCCACTGCCCATAAATACGAAACTAACCTCGGTTTACTGATTTGGACAATTCTCCACGAAATAGGACACCATTTCACTTATAAATATATAGATGAAAACGAAGATGAAGTTCTTCGCCTCGTTTATAAAAACCTATTCAAAAAGAAACTCATTACCGAAAAAACTTGGCAAGACCTCTATTATGAACTTGATAGCGAGTGGGAAGCAACTGAATGGGCAATAAACTTTATAGAAAAGCATAAACGGCTTTGTAAATTTTTTAATAAAATGTTTGAGGTATGTGTATGTTAAAGAAAAATATCGAAAAGCAAGAACGAAAAAATCGCCCCTTGTGGAATGGATATTACACCCGCAAGACACCCACCAAAAGGGAAAAAATGAATAAAATCGCCAACAAGCACCGCGTCCCTCTCTACGCGGACTAGGACAAAGAGCCAAGTAAAAAACTTGGCTCTTCTTTTTTTGGCGGCCGGCTCACGGTTACGCCAGATAACCTGAGCCAGCCGAATTTTTATCCAGTAGAAGTGAATAAAAATTCATTTCAATTTTTATATAACTGGCGCCACCCCTTAATTTTCCCAAAACTATTGATTTTTTTATTTTTTTATGATATAATATATATAGAAAATAAGAGAGGAAGTCAAAATCCGATGTTAAATTTTAATTTTATTTTTATCGACTCTTTTATAGTGGAAGGATACCGAGATAAAAAACTGGCTTTTATTTCTCCGCCCATAATGGCGACCTTCAATGAAGTTTTAGAATATTGTGAAGAAATTTTCAATAACCTCAGATTGAACTCGGCACACATTGTACTAACACGCAATCATGAGTTATTTTGTATTGTATCCGACATTGATGATGATGATGATGATGAAGATTCGGATATAGCCCTTTGTTAACAAATTGTTTACAATTAAAGTATTGACGAACCCCTAAAAATGTGGTATAATGTAATCACAAAGAGAGAGGGAGAGAACGGATATGAAAAACTTTTTTAACATCAATACAAAATATGCTTTTGAGTGGAATGACCTTCGTGCCGTTATCACTGTAATAAATGTAGCCTTAATAATGTGCTTTGGATTAAGTATCGCTTGGTTTGGTTTGGCGGTTGCCGTTCTTGGTCTGATTAAAGACTTGGCAATCGACAGAAGAATAAACGGAACGATTATGCACCTTGCAAATATAATTTTGAATATATATTTCTTACTCGCCTATTATGGCTTAATCGCCTTTTAGGCGATTTTTGGCCCGGGCGAGATTAGCCTCGGCTAACTCAAATACTTAAAAAATTTTTTAAAACCCCTTGACTTATTCAAGGGCATGTGCTATAATATAGTCAGAAAGGGGGAAATGAAGTGCTTACCGCAAAAGATGAAGCTCAAATAAAAAAACTCATGGCTCTCTTGAATATCTCAAGAGAAGAAGCGGAAGATTGTGTTGAGTACGATAAGCAGGTTGATAAAATGACTATGAAAGAACTAAATGCCACGATGAGCGAAGATGAGAAAAAAGTCGTTTCTGCGATGTCAAGGGCGCAAAGAGCTGTCAATGCTTATGGAAAAACTGTCACCCGTGAAAGGAAAATTGATGATGACAAAACCACATTGATAAATAAAATAGCTGAAACCCTTGGCGAAATGTGCGACAAAGTCACCATCACGAATACGCAAAGAGAAATTGAAATTGAATTTAATTCAAGAAAATTCAAAATTGTTCTCTCTGCTCCTCGGTCTTAAAGGCGGGCCACCGCCTTTTTGGCCCGGTCAAAGTTAGCATTGACTAACTTATTTTTTTTTCAAAAAGCCTATTGACATTTTAGAAATAATATGTTATAATATAGTCACAAAGGAAAGAGAGGTAAAAGCTATGGCACTCAATAAAGCAATCGAGCATGGCAAAGAACATAGAAAAACCTATTACGGAAGTAAAAGTTTTGATAAAACTTGTCGTAATCACGGCGGTTGTCCGTGGTGTGAGGAAAACCGCAAGCATAAGTTTTTTGTGAGTGAGTATGCAACAGAGCAGAAACTCAAAGAATATTTTTTTGAAAAAAATGAAGAAAATGCTTGACAAATATGTCAAAGCATGGTATAATATAATCACAAAGAGAAGGGAGAATAAAAAAATGTCAGAAATTAAAGGATTACTTTTAACAAAAGAAGAAGAAAAAGCTTGCGTAGACCTTATAAAAAAAATGAGAGAAGAAAAATTTTATACCTTTGAATTTTTTGGGCATATTAAAATAAGGGCAACAACTCGCGAAGAAGCAAATAAAATTTTTAAAGAATGGGCTACAGACTTGCAAAATACAAGTCGTACTAATTGGGGTGAAATTATCGTAGGGTCTCCTTATTTTAACACAAATTGTTTCGAAGAGGAGTAAAATCCTCTTTGGCCCGGGCGAAATTCATAAATTGTTTACAATTTTAGGTATTGACATTTGGATAGTCGTATGATATAATTAAAGTACAAAGGGGGGAAAGAAAAAATGACTTATTATGAAACAGAATTTGGTGGCAAATTTAACACTAGAGAGCAAGCGGAAGAAGCTTGTCTTGAAGATCAAGCATTTGAAGATTTCGCTGAATATTTTGGTTATCAAATAACTTTTGAGACACTTTTAAATTGGGCTATGCGTCAAGAAAATTTTAGTAATGATTTTAGTGAACAGATTGAAGCGGCTAATAAAGAATATTTTGATGATATGATTTGTGTAATTAGCGAATGGGAAGATGAATAATCATTTATTATAATACCAATAGAAAGAGAGGATATAAAAATGAAAATTAAAGATTTTATCAAAGAATTAGAAAAATACAATCCCGAGGCAGAAATTTTTACCGAGGATGATGAAGGTTTTCACGCTGTCACTGGTATTATTGATTATTCTAGTGATAATGAAAGTTTTATTATTGAGCAAGAAGATATACTGACTCATTTAATTTCTCGCTTTGGCGCTTTAACGCGCTGAAGCGCCCGGGCGAAATTCATAAATTGTTTACAATTTTAGGTATTGACATTTCAATAAAGATATGATATAATTAAGATACAAAAGGAAGGGGGAATAAAAAAATGAAATTCACTGGTACTATAATCATAATCTTAGCAATTGCTTGCTTTATTGCACTCATTGTCGGTTCTTTCTTCATCGGCTCGGCAAGTTTTCAGACAAGAGCCTATGCTCTCACTACAGTCATATTTAGAATTTCTGAAGGAAACGATACTGTCACCGCCATTGATTATAATGGAAATCTTTGGACTTTTCAAGGGGTTGAGGATTGGGCGGTCGGTGATGTGGCTTCCTTGCTAATGGATAGCCGAGGAACTGATAAAATCAGTGATGATATTATCATCAAAGCAACCTACAATGGCTTTATTGAAGGTCATTGGGGAAGATAGATTTTCTCGCCCTTATGGGCGAGAAAATCGCCCGGGCATTCATAATTTATTTACAAATTAAAGTCTTGACAATTTGATATAAATATGATATAATAAAGGCACAAAAGAGGAAAGGAAATAAAATAATGAAACCAACTGGTATTGTAACACGTATTGATGACCTCGGAAGGGTTGTCATTCCGAGGAACATTTGTGAAACCCTCCACATTAGAGGGGGCGACCCATTCGAAATCTTCATCGACCCTAACAAAAGGGCCGTGTGCTTCAAGCCTTATTTGTCCTACTTCGAACCGTGGCGCCAGCTCGAAGATATCGCCGAAATTATGAGTGACAATGAAAACTTTCACAAGTTTGCCGCAGATGTTTACGCCCTTGCACAAGAAATTAAGCAATCTGCACAAGACTAATAAAAACCGCCCCCGCAAGGGGGCGCCCGGACAGTGTTCATAATTTATTTACAATTTAATATCTTGACAAATAATCTTTTGTATGATATAATAAGGGTACAAAGAAAGAGAGGAGAAAATAAAATGAAAAAAGGAATATACAGAACTCCAGTAGGAAGCGTAAAAGATGGGTCAATTATCTGCTTCCCCAAATCAATTCATATGTATATGAAGGTTTGCGATAAGAATGGGCATGGTGGTGTAGTGAAGCTTTATGGTGGAAAGTACATCGGCTCAGAAAATCTTGAAGCCGAAAATCTCGGTCAGTATTGCAATGTGGTCTATGATGATGTAGACCAAATGTATTATGATGACGAGGAGGACTAACAAATGACTGAACAGGAAAAAAGCCGTTTGATGGTAGACCTCGCCTGTCTGTGGGAGCAGAAAGCTCCAGAACTTCGGTTCATGCAATTGATTTGTAACTTTCAAGCTTGGTGGGGTAATGATGGGTTCTATATTCCAGATGAAAAGCTTATCGAAAAATTCAAAGAATATCTTGATAATGTAACGAGAGAGGGCTAAAAGCCCCCTCTCTTTTTGGCGCGGCTCATTCGATTATATTATGCATACGAATGAGCCGCGAATTTTTATTAAACTGGGTTTATAAATTTTAATAGTCCAGTAGAAAAGATAAAAAATATTTTTAATTTTTTCCCAAAACCTATTGACTTATTGACAAACCTATGATATAATCATAATGGAAAGAGAGGAATACACGATGAGAACAATTTGGCTAGATATGGACGGAACAATCGCTAATCTGTATGCGGTTCCTAATTGGCTTGAAAAGTTACAAAACAATGATGAAACACCTTATGCCGAAGCTCGTCCGCTGGTTCGTATGGCGACACTTGCAAGACTGTTAAATAACAAGCAAAGACATGGCTACAAGATAGGTATTGTCACCGCCTTGGCAAAGAACGCCACAAAGGATTATGACGAAAAGGTTATCAAGGCAAAGATTGGTTGGCTGGCTCGCCACCTCGCCACAGTAAAGTTTGACAAGGTAAAGTTTGTACCTTATGAATATACAAAGAATAATGTAAACGCAGGTAATGATATTCTCTTTGATGACGAGGAACGCCACTTGAACGCATGGACGGGTGAAGCTCATCACGCAAAAGAAATAATAGAAATAATTAAGAATCTCCCTTGACAGAAGGGAGATTTTGCCCGGACGTTCACAAATTGTTTACAATTTTAGATCTTGACAAAATTTAATTATTATGATATAATAAAGGTACAAAAAAGGAAAGGAAAGAAAAAAAATGAAAACAGAAAAACAAAGCAATATAACATTTGCAACATTCGATGAAATTGAAACTGGGGAAGTCTTTGCATATGATGATGAAATTTATATGGCAATAGATGAAGTATATATATCCATCGACAAAGATTACTATAACGCAATACATCTTGAATCTGCTGACTTTGTATATATTCCTCATGATGCACATGTAACGCCTCTTCCAGATGCCAAACTAGTTTATTAAAAGAGAGGAGATAAAAACATGAGAAAAAAAGAATTTTTCTGTCCCGTAGATGCTTGGGACTGCCCTTACTGGAAAGAAAACGGGTTTTGCTCAATGGTTGATGATGGCGATGACCCTGTATTAGAGTGCGATGATGCTGGCATGTTCTTTGAACCCGATGAAGACCATTTTATTTGGGTAGATGAAGAAGGTTGTATTTTTGATACAGAAAATGGGGATTAACAATCCTCATTTTTCTTTTTGGCGAAGCTCCCACGACATGCCAATGTCTTAGGGAGCTTCGAATTTTTCTTTTGTATAAATTCACTAAATTTTCATCGCGATTTTTGTACATTTCGCCAAAAGTAAAAAAATCCTAAAATTTTTTAAAAAAGGTGTTGACAATGCTTTCCCTTCGTGGTATAATATCATCAGTAAAAGAGAGAAAGGAACTCACCTATGAAATATTATATTGTACTTGATACAGAAACAACTAACTCAATTGATGACCCTATCGTTTATGACCTCGGTTTTGCTGTCGTTGACATTGATGGCAATGTTTATGAAACTCACTCACTTGCAATTCGTGAAGTTATCACAGATAAAAAGCTTATGGATTCGGCATATTACGCACAGAAACTCCCTTCCTATTGGGAAGAAATCAAGGCAGGACAGAGAACCCTCTGTTCATGGTTTGAAGCGAAAAAGCTTCTTGCTTCTGTTTGCGAAAAGTACAATGTAAAAAGAATTTTCGCTCATAATATGCGGTTTGACTATCGTTCACTCAACCTTACTCAAAGATATAGAACTTCTTCAAAATATAGATACTTCTTCCCCTATGGTGTAGAATTTTGGGACACCTTAAAAATGGCAAGACAAGTATTAAAAGAGGATACTCATTATCTCGACTTTTGCGACTATTACAATTATAAAACCTCAAGAAATATACCTCGCTTTACTGCTGAAATCATTTACAGATTTATCACTTCAAACAATGACTTCATCGAAGAGCATAAAGGCTTGGCTGATGTGCTTATCGAGAAAGAAATAATGCGGTTTTGTTTCGAGCGTATACCCGAGATAGATGGCACTCTGTGGGATAAGGAAACCCACAAACCCAAAAGAAAACCAAGAGCGCGTGACTGTATAGGCAATTGGTAAAAAGGGCCTTTTGGCCCTTTTTTGGCGCGACGCTGACGTTCGCCAGTGTCGCGAAATTTCAATAGGCAAACCTTACAAAAATTTTAGATCTGATTTGTGCAAAACGTAGAACTCAAAAAATAATCCCAAAAAGTTGAAAAAACCTCTTGCAAAAATAAAAATAATATGATATAATATATACGTAAAGAGGAGAGAGAAAGAAACCTCAAACCTCACTACAAAAAAAATTTTTTATGAGAAAGGGATTTACACTATGACAAACTACAAATTTTCTGAAAAGGCTTTCTATGAAGCTCTCATCGCTTCCCCTATCGCTATGACCATCAAGGATACAGAGTACACGGCTGATGAGATTGCGGACTTCGCAAAGACAAAACTTAATGCAATCGTTGAGCAGTACGCAAAGAGGTCTGTAAAGAGGTCAGAGAAGAAAGCCGATGAGAACGCTACCATTGAAAAGGCTATTCTCGGCGTAGTAGGTACAGAGCCTATGACTATCGCCAATATTGCCACAAACCTCGGTGGTGACTATTCTGTTCAGAAGCTGTCGCCTATCCTCAAGGCAATGGCTGACAATGGTTCTCTGACAAGGACTGTCGGCAAGGATAAGAGAGTTGCCTACTCTCTCTAAAAAAAGCCCTTTTGGGCTTTTTTCTTTTTGGCGAGTCTTTTGCGGCTTCCTTACGTCTCCGCAAAAGACTCGAATTTGTCAATAGGCAGATCTCACAAAAATTTGATCTGTTTTTTGTGCAAATCGCTGAATCGTATTTTTTTCCTAAAAAGCTATTGTATTTTTCTGTTTCTTATGGTATAATATTCTCGTAGAAAGGGGGAAGCATATGAGTATAAATCCACAAGTCATAAGAATTATGGAAGGGTTGCACTGTTCCCAAGAGGAAGCAGAAGCTATCTATCAAGACGACCTCGCCGTTGACAAAATGTCGATGAAGGAACTGAATGCCACTCTATCAGAGGACGAAAAAGCCGTTGTCAAGGCTATGACAAGGGCACAGAGAGCGGTCAATGCCTATGGCAAGACTGTAACTCGTCAGAGAAAAGTAGACGAGGACAAGGAAAGCCTTATCGCCAAACTTGCCGAGGTTCTCACATCTGAAGGCTACAACGATGTTGTAGTAACCAATGTCGCCCGAGAAATCACTTTCAAAGCAGGCGACCGCAAATTGAAACTTACTCTCTCCGCCCCTCGATGATTCGAGGGGTTTTCCCTTTTGGCGCCGCTTTTGCGGTATACTGGCGTATCCGCAAAAGCGACGAGTTTGTCAATATACAACCTATACAAATTTTTATAGTGAGATTTGTGCAAAACGTAGAACCGCTCAAAATCCCAAAAAAACTTTTCAAAACTACTTGCAATATTCTAAAAAAAGTAGTATAATATATATGTAAAGAGGATGAGAGAGCGCAACACTTCTCCACTTTACAAAAATTATATAAATATGAGAAAGGGATTTACCATTATGACTAAACTTACTCTTAAGGCTTTTTTCGCTTTCGTTGCTTCTCACCCGTTTGCAACTGACGACTTCTCGGCTGACGATGTCAAGGCCTTCGCTGAAAAGCAGGTTGCGGATATTGATAAGCAGTACGCACGTAGAGCCGAAAAGCGTGCGGCTAAGAGAACCGATGAGAAAGCTGAACTAAAGGCCGCTGTCCTTGAAATCCTCTGTTCCGAGCCTATCACGCTCGCCTCTTTATCGGCTCTGCTCGCTGACGAAGGTGTAGAAGCTTCCGTTCAGAAGCTCGCTCCTCTGATGAAGGAACTGGCGCAGGACGGCGCAGTGGAGAGAACCGCTATAGACAAGCGTGTGGCCTACCTCGCCAAATGAGATAGAAAAAGCCTCTTAGGAGGCTTTTTCTTTTTGGCGAACCGCTCGCGTGCGCGAGTGGTTCGAATTTTGTCAAGAGGCAATATTTACAAAAATTCACGCTCAAATTTGTGCAAAACGTAGAACTGCATTTTTTTCCCAAAAATTTGCTTCAAACCTCTTGCAATTTTTTAAAAAATTTGCTATAATATATATACAGAAAGGGAGAGAACCCCACAAGTCTCGCCCCCTCTGACTTCAATCTATTCGAGAAAGGGATTATCTTATGTCAAAACTCACTGTTAAAGCCTTCATGTCCTATATCGCTTCCAACCCTATCGCTTTTGATAACTTCACCGCTGATGAGGTTTCCGCTTGGGCACATAAGCAAGTCGAAGCCCTTGACGCTCTGAACGCTCGGAGAGCCTTAAAGCGGTCTGAGAAGAAAGCGGCTGAGAACTCTGACCTCGCTTCCTCTATCTTTGAGGTGCTTGGCGAGACTCCTATCACCCTTGCTTCGCTGTCTTCGGCTCTCGCTGATATAGGCATAGAAGCCTCGGTACAGAGACTTGCTCCGCTGATGAAGACTCTTGCAGAGTCTGGCAAAGTCAAGCGGTCAACCCTTGACAAGAGAGTCGCATACTCTCTCTAATAAAATGCCCCATGATGGGGCATTTTTTTTATGCAGAAAAATGTATATTTATTCGCGGGTTCCAATCGAGGCTTAAACAGCCTCGATTGGAACCCGACCTTTCCGTTCCTCTTCTATACGCAAATTTTCCGCTCACAAAAGTGACCTCGCTCTTTTGCACCCACGCTCCCAAAATTACGCTTCTTCGCCCCTTGGCTTCATCGCCGCGCGGTCGGACGCAAGAAAAGGCCCGCTTTGCCAACTTCACTAAAGCCCCTTGCCGGCGGACAAACCTGGCGCCGCCATTTTCCATTTTTCCTCAGCTCCCAAAAGTACCTCACTATTATCTAGATGGCAAAATTTGGATATTTTTACGTTTTCTCGTCCTTTTTCACGTTTTCTTCTTCATTTATCTCATTTTTCTCGACGATTTTGATTATTTTCGTCAAAATATACAAAAATTTTAATAAATTTTCGTCAAAATAACGAAAATTTCGTTAAAATAGAGAAAAATTAACGATTTTTTTATCAAATTTTGTATATTTTATCCAGAAGAGAGGGGAAAAGCTGGCGGATCGCAGGTGTGACTATGATCAGAGCGCCAATGCGCCACTCTTTCGTTTCTCTTTTTCGCTTCTGGATATAGCGAAATGGCAAAATTTGCCTATTTAAACGCAAAAAAAGCCTCCGTACGATAAAATTATCGCATAGAGGCCGAGGGGTAGAAAATTGGATTAAGAGAGATGAGAGGATAAGGAAAACGGAGACGGAGAAAGAAGAAAAAAATTCAGAGCGAGGTGTGGCCCACAGTTTTCTCCGCAAATCTCCTCTCTTCTCTTCTCTTCTCTCTTCATAACCTTCGTAATCCAATAGCAATAGCAATCCCTCTCTTCTCCAATATCTTCCCTTAACAAATATCCTTCTTATTATTGCTATCCAGTAGAAGAGATAAATAGACTGGCGCTTTCGAGCTCTGTCCCTTGTCACACCATTCTTTTACTATGGCGGTTTCCTGCTTTTGTCTGTATCTGACTATTATTTGGCGACTTCCACTCCATTGCTTTAGCTATGGAGCTGGAAGCGCCTCAACTCCGCAACTAGGGAATAATTTTTCCTATATATAATAATATATATATAATATATAATATATATATAATATATATAATATATATATAATATATAATATATATAATAATAATATATATATAATATATAATATATATAATATATATAATAATAATATATAATATATATAATATATATATAATATATATATATAATAATAATATATATATAAAAT